TTCCAACTCAGAACGAACCTTTGACTTAATAGCAGTTTCAAAAATTGTTGCAGCTTTTGTCTTGAATTCTTCTGAAAGTTCTTCTCCCTGAACTAATGCTTCAACATCTCCTGAAACATCTAATTCATCAATCTTTTGATCGATGGATTCTTTAACTTTCTTTGATTCTTCTGCTTCTTCCTCATCTTCTTCATCATCACCTTCTTCTTCACCTATGATTTGTGAACCATAGATTTTAGAAAGATCTTCTTTTTTAAGACCTTTTAAGTGATCGACTAGACCAGCAAGAATTTCTGATTTAAGTTTAGGAACTTCACGAGCTTCTTTCTGCTCATCTTCTTCCTCACCCTCATCTTCTTCTTCATCGTCATCTTCTTTGACTTTTGATTCTGCTTTTACTTTTGCAGATTCAGCTTTTCCTTTGGTTTTATTGTCAGATGCCTTCTTAACAGCTTTATCCATATCTGGATCTTTCTGCTCATCATCTCCTGCATCAATCTTATTGACTTTTGCAGTAGCAGTGCCCGCTTCTTCCAATTCATCCATTTCTTTAGTTTCTTCAGACATTATAAGTCTCCTTGTAAAGTTTTGATTAATTATATTTATAAAATTAGAGTTTTGAAAGGAACATCTCGAACGCTTCGAGCTGTTTATTTTCGGAAGCAAGTCTTTCGATTTTAGCAACTTCGGATTCCCTAAGAATTCCGTTATCCCAAATCCATTCCTTACCTTCCATAATACCTTCCACAAACGCCTCTGGTGCAGACGGATCAGCAACGATGTCTCCTGCTGTTGCAAGATAAAAATCGTCTTTAACTACATTAGTTTGACCCCTCTTTTCAAGTGTACCCATTCCTCTACTAGAGACTCCAAGTTTTGCACCTGCATTTAAAAGTTCCTTGACAATTTTACCATTAGGTGTGTCAAGAATCTTTGCCTTCCCGATAATATTATTACCTTCGGGATATAGTTCTTCGATTAAATGAGAAACCCTGTCCAAATTAACTGTTGGGCCGTCAGGATGACCTAACTCTCCAAAAGCACGTTTGGGTTCTACAAGTTCCTTATTATATCTCTTAACTTCTTTTGTTAAAGTTCCAAGAGGGTACATACGACCATTCCTATTCTTAGTCTCGGCCTGCATGAAAACCCCTTTAATTTTCAAATCTTTTCCATCCTTACCTTCAGTAAGAAGTTCAAAATCATCAAACATTTCTGTGATTAATTTCATATATACCCCTTATTAGTATGATTTATGTATTACAATAACTGCATAGGAAGCACCTGATACATTAATACCAAGATCAGCTGTATTTGTTCCACCTAAAACTGTTCCTGCAGCTCCTAGATTCCAATGTCCTGTTCCTGTAAAAGTATGAACAGCAGTACCACCCCTATCAATAGCGATTGAAGTTGCAGTTTGCCAGAAGATTTCAACAATATCTGCCGCTACAACAGTAGATTCTCCACTTGCTGTAAGTTCTGCTAATGTTATTGCTCCATCATCAGTATCTATATGTAATACACTTCTTCCGTGTGAATTTGTAATTGAATTTGCCATAGTTTATCCTAAATTGTTAGCATTTCTTTGTCAAAATAATCCATAATATCTTTAACTTTTACGCCGTGTTTCTTTGCAACCTTCTCTACATTCTTATCAAATGTACTCAGAAAATCACCAGGCTTCTTTTCCATAGTGGAAAATACATCATCCACAGCTTTCTTCATCTTAGGTGTAAGTTTTTTATATGCAGATGATTTCTTATGTTCATCTTTTTCTACAACCCATGTACTGAATTCCCTAAACTTTTTCATCTGTAGTATCTTCTACTGAAGTTTCTGGTTGTGCTTGCACTATAGAATTTGCTACTTCTACTCTTTTTAAATCTAGTGAAGCTCCTATCTTTTGTGCCATAGATGCTTTAAAATGTGACTCTGCATCTATTTTATTGTCTTTTATTACTGCTGAAATCATATCTGGTAATTCACTCATAATTTATCTCCAAGTTATTTGTTACATATCATCATCCAGATCAGGCTCTGGTTCTGAATCCATTTCTTTTTGCATGGATTCAATCTCATCATCTGACATTCTGAATACTTGTTTTTGAACGTATTTCTTAGAAAAATACGATCCAATAAATGGTTCTATTGTATTTAGGACTTCTAATCGGTCACGTAATAGATCCATATCTCGCATTTCTGCATAATGTCCATCCTTCATATACATATATGAAAGATTATCCTTGATACTTAACCAATCTTCTTCTGCAACAACTCCCTTGAGTATTAGTTGTGTTTTAAGGATGTTGTTGAAAAGACTATTGAATTTTCTTCGCAGCTTCTGAACAAACTTAGTAAATTTTACTTCATCTCTTGTTATTTCTGCGCCTCGACCCATATTAAATCCACTCTCAGTCTCTAAACGACTAATAGGGATATTTAAGGATCGATATAATTTCTTTTGAAAATACAGTATGTCATCAATCTCACCAAGATTTGAACCACCTGGCAATGTAGTAATTTCTGTTCCTCTACCACCTTCTCTACGAGGCAACCAGAAATCCTCTAACATACTCATTTGTTGTCTATCATCCTTTATCTCACCAGTTGACGCATTGTACACCAACTTGTTACGATAACGATTCATGACATCTTTTAGATATTGTTCTGCCTTTACTTTAGGTAAGTTACCAACATCTATATAGAAAATTCTTCGTTCTGGGGCCCTTGCAATACGATAGATTACTACCGCATCCTCAATCATTCTTAACTGATTGACAGGCTTAATTGCTTTTTGTAAGTAGGAAAGAACCATGTTCCTTGAAGGATCATATAATCCTGAAGGACAATTAGCAATAGCATCAGCAGTAATCTTCATAGTACCACCAACTGCAGAACCTTTTCCTCCTCCTAAACCACCCTCATTATATACATAATAGTCCTCTAACACATTAATTGTTGGAGAACCTTTAGGTGTTATATCCTTTTCTACTTTTCTTACTCTTTTAATTTTTAGAGCATCAATATATCTTAATTCCTGCACTCCTTTTTGCGGGTCATTTTCATCTATAACTTTATGAAAATATACTCGACCATCAATATACCATCGTCTAAAAATATCATGTGCTTTATTACTGAAATCCAACAAGTTTAGAACTTGTTCAAATTCATCTTTAACTCTCTGCTTGATTTTAGTGGAATATGGGAGATTATCAACATTAAGTGAAACAGGGGCTTTTAATTCCTCTGTATTCACAGATTCGTTGATAATATCTTCGATTGCGAGATCGCATTCGGGATGTTCTGAGGTAGACCGATACCTTCTAATTAGGTCAGATTCGTTTTTAGCCTGACCCTCTAAGTCTAAAAATTCACTATAAAAACCAGCGGATGTCGTTGCTCCATCTTCAGGTTCAGGGAGAACAAAACTTGTAGGTTCTCCCTTTTCCTGAGATCTTGTAATTTGAAAGCCAAATAATTGTGCCATAATACTCCGTATTCATTATTTATCAATGTAAATATTTATACGAAATATTAAGTAGTAGTATTTGTTTCAAAAAATTGATAACGATAAGTTGCTTCAAATTCTTCTACTGCATCATTGGAATCATAAGCCAAATCAATATTACCTATTGTTAATGGAAATAAACCTCTGAAAGTATAAGATTTGATTACATTGCCCGCACGATCTAATTGATCTACAAACGCATCAACCATATAGTCAGAAGGATTTTCCAATCCACTATTATCAGATAATGAATTAATTTCATTCATCCATCTTTCTAATGCATTACGGATTGCAAAATCAGTATCATTCATAATAGTTGTAGTCCAAGGCTCGAAAGTACGATCTCCTGCGATAAACAGTTGACGACCACGAAATGGTACAGGAACTTCAGCTATTGTCTGTCCCGGCAAATGTGTTGCTTTACAAAGGAAAGACATTTGTCGTGTTTCTCCTCCTTCAGCTGCAAAGCCTGGGAAAGGCATAGTTACTGAAAATTGGTTAGCTCTTGCACCACCACCTTTTAAAACTGATTTAAAGTCATTTATGTTTGCCATGTTTCCTCCTATGCCCCAACTACTTCACTAAACGCAACACCAGTTTTCGTGGCGATGAAGTTTAGAGAAATAAAGTTAATAGAACGAGCAGGTTTGACAAAAATATCAGCAATAAACTCGTTTCGATCAATAACACTTCCTGTGTTATTTGACTCATCACATACAACTAAAAAGTCTGTGATACCTCTACGACCTTGTACATCACGTAAGAAAGGTTCAACCATATTCCTAAATCCTGCTCTTGTGAACTCATCATTGAATTCAAACAACTGGTATTTAGCTGCAGTTGAGATTGCTTTCTCTATTGTAATGAATAATCGTCTTACGTTGATACGATCAAACGCACTTGGTTTTGCTTGTGCAGTTTTATCTCCGTACAAGACTGTACCTTGCCCTGGAAATGCACAAATTGGATTTATTCTTGCACGATACAAGATGTCTCTGTTGGCTTTCTGTGGGTTATAAGCAAGTTTTACAACTCCTCTTATTTGTCCACGATTGAATCCGCCAGGTGAAAACCATGCATCTGCAACAAGGTCTGTCCTTGCACATAATCCTGCCATATCTCCACATAATGGAATCCACCGATAAGTGTCATTGTACTTATCGTATGTGTATTTGTACCCACTATCGAACATACCATAGGATGTTGATGTCATTGCATCAAAGAACGCTTTAACATTTGATGTT